TAAGTTTTTCATAGTCCCACTGTTCTAATACACTTTTTCTTGTAATTTCTCTACTAGGTTCTAGATCTAGAATCTGCATACTATTACTTTCGTAACAAGCAGTAAACGGCATCCATATAGTGTACAACCCTAGTCCATTGCCCACCCAGCGTCCTTGATGAAACTGCAGTACTTTTCCTTGCTCATCTTGATTAGGCTGTAAAAATCTTATACTTGGAAAACGCTGAATAAGAACTTCTTCGCCTGTTGCTTGCTGAATATAATCACCAATAACATGATCCAACATTTTATAAAAATCAGTGTTGTAAAGTTCTCTATTAACTTTATGACCTAGTTCAAATAGTTCGTTTGTGTCCATGCTTTCATGAATAGTATCTAAACTTTTGACTTCTGGATAATGATTTTGTACACACTCTAGAATGATCTCACTTAACGGATACATTTCTTTGTTATAGTTAAGTGTGCCGTTGTTAAACAATTCCATTAATGGGTGGAAATGTTGCATTTGATGTCTCCTTGACTGATTGTATTTTTTAACAATCCTTTTCTTCTCAGGCTATAAAAATCTATATTTTTATTATCTTTGAGTTTTGTTTTAATTATAGTTTCATTGTATTGTAGAGGATAGTCGATGTATTTGTCAAACAAAAAATGATTTTGTATGAACTTGTCTGTTTGTTCTAAACTAACAAACTGTTCGCCGCATTGTATTGCTAAGTTGTAGGCTAGTTTTCGCTTTTCATACATAAAATCATAGCTGTGAGTGTGCAGATTATGTCCATGGCTTTTGTTACTTTGTATTTCAAGTTTACCATTGGACAAATATTTATATACTAAATCTTTTAATTCTAGATAATGGGCTCCGAACAATGGACAATCCTTAATCATAGTAAGTAGTTTATCATAATATTGTTTATAGGTTATACCGGATTTTCTTACTGATTTTGCAATGTGTTGACTATACCCATTGATGTGCCAATGTATAATCATCCACCCAAACATGTATGCTTCTGCTAACTCACTAGAACTCATGGTGCTGGTACTTCTAATTAATTCGATAGTTTCTTGAATATCTTTATAATCTGCACTATTATACAATGCAAAGTAATCAGCACCTGTCACACTATCAATTGAATACTTTTTCTTACTTTCAATTTGATTAAGTTCGCTATTTTCTAACAGTTGAGCAAACCACATGTCTATACTGTCGTGCTGTCCTAGCTCTAATATTTCACATAAGCCATCGCACCAACTTTCTAATGTTTCTTCAGGTAGTCCTAGTATAACTTCTGTGTATGTGCCTACGCCATATTTTTTACTTAGTGAGATTAGATTAGATACTTTGTTTACATCCATGTTACGGCGTTTAATGGCAGTAAGTGTTGCATCATGCATGCTTTGTACGCTAACAGTCACTCCTCTACTGTATTCACCTAGTATTTGTGCTATTTCAAAAACAAGCTCTGTACTGTTTTTAGCATATTGCAAGTTAATAGTTTCAATAGCACATTGATCAGCAACACGTTTTAAAATCTTTGCTATTTCTAAATCTCTTTCTTTGAATATGCCAAAGTTTGCATCAGCACAAAAAACATAACTTACTGGTTTACCTATTGCCCATTCTAAATCAGCAGTAATTCTATCAATATTAAATTTTCTTACTTTACTATAAGTAGTTCCTCCCCAATCACAGAACGTACAAGCATATGGACATCCTCTGTTTGTCTCAAAAGTCATACTCCATAGTGCAGTTGGATTATCTTCCAGCAGTTTATCAAATAACCCTGTAGTATATGGGCTAGGAATGTCTAAATTTGACATTCGTTGTTTATCATAAATTTTTTGATTTACGTCTGACAACAAAAAGTCTGCAAAACTTTCTTCACCTTCAGCAAGGATAACGCTATCAATAAAATCATACTCTGTTAGTTTCGCACTTGCTTGTGCACCACCGAAAATAATTCTACAGTTGGGAAAGTTTTGTTTTACTTTTTTTGCAAGTGCTAAACAATATTGCTCATTCCAAACATAACAACTAAATCCACAAACACTAGGAGTTCGTAGATTCATACGTTGTATAATGTCAGTCGGATCTTCTCTTTTAAAGCCTAATTCAGCAAGTACATATTTTTCTGATATTTCTGGAATTGTACTTGCATAACTCCATATACATCCTGCACTATATGGAAGCCAATAAGTATTTTCTTTTCTTATTTCAACTGCATACTGAGGCTGAAAAAGATAAACATTTAATTTAGTTTGTTTTTCCATACTTCGATAGTTTTATCTAATCCTTCATCTAGTGTTGTTTTAGGTGACCATCCAAGTAGTTGTGTAATAAGATTGTGATTGCTGTTTAACCAGTAAATTTCACCGTCTCTGATAGGACGCTTGTTCCAGTTAATTTCACCTTGCCAGTGTAATTTAGTTGCAATCTTCTCTGCATAATCTCGAATACTCAGTGCATTGTCCGGGCCAATAGTTAATATTGTGCCATTATTTACTCGATCTGGATTAGTAATAACTGCCATCCACGCATCAATTAAATCATCAACATATATAAAGTTTCGCCAAGGCTCTGCATATCCCATATCAATTTCATGCGGGTTTTGTAACATGCGACTGATAATTGCTTCAGTTACAAAAAAGTCGTTGTCGTGTCTACCATAAGCATTTGTTTGGCGTATAGCAGTAAATGGCAAACCCAGACAACGATGTGCATACTCTAGATATTTTTCACAACCATATTTTGCTACTGCATATGGAGCATTGGGATTTGGAATAGTGTTTTCATCAAATGCTACACGCTCAGTATACATACCAGTATGTTCAATTTCATCACTGATAGGTTGCCAACCATATACTTCCATGGTGCTTGCAAACACAAAGTTCTTAAGATGCTTTAGTGTTTTAGCACTTTCAATTAAGTTAAGTGTACCAATATAGTTTACTTCACTGAAACTAATTTGTTCATAAAAACTTTTTTCTACTTCTGTACGAGCAGCGAGATGTACAATAATGTCTGGATCAACACTGTTAACTTCTGCTTTGATTGTAGCGTGGTCCGTTAAGTCACTTGCTAAATGAAATAACTCATGGTCTTTTTCTAGCCTTGGAGTAATAGCTTGGCCTATAAATCCGCTACTACCAGTTAATAATATTTTCATCGAGGTGCAAATTCCTGCTGTAGTTTAATATTGTCAAAGAACTCTTGCTTTGTGCCTGCATCACTGTTAAATGCACCTTCTAGCACAGTTGTTTGTGTTAGACTACTGTGTGCCATAATGCCTCTGTTCTCACAACAACCATGTGTTGCTTGAATGTAAACAGCAACATCTTTACTACCAGTTGCACTCATAATCTCACGGGCAATGTCATTGCAAAGTTCTTCTTGCAGTGTACCGCGTCTAGCACACCATTGTGCAATGCGTGTATACTTGCTCAACCCAATAAGTTTCTCTGCAGCAATAATACCAATGTATGCAACGCCTGTAACTGGCTGATGATGATGCGAACAAACACTTTTAAGTTCACTGCGCACAACCAGCATACCTTTATAACCTTCTTCAACATGATTAGGAAATGCAGTTGCATTAGGCATTGGATCATAACGCCCGCTCATCAATTCATTGATGTACATCTTTGCCAAGCGTCTACCAGTGTCATTGCTGTTAGGATCATTTGCACGATCAATAATCAAACTGTCTAGTACATCTTCAAACTTAGTTGTAAGTTCTTCGATCAGTGCCGCTTTGTCGCCTTCGTGCAGATAACTTGAGATGTTATCGCCTGCCCAATAGCGTCCGCCAGCATTGCGGATTCTTGCTGTAATTTGTTGTGAAATTGTCATTGTATTCTCCGAGTTATAGTGGTGTGTCACTGTGTAATATTATATGATTATTTAGGCAAATGGTCAATATTTAATTTGCTGCAATCAGGATATTCTACTAGTTGCGATTCTTTGGACTTTAGAGTACCATTGCCCATTAGCCACATGCCTCTTGCTGCATCTTCCAATCGCATGTTGTAATGATACCCAACACTAAAGTTAACTTGATCTTGCCATGGACTAATACTTAGGTCTCTGCCATCATATGCCATTTGTTTAAGTGCAGCGTATTCGTGCTTTTTGCTTGTGAGAATAGCACCGCCGTGACCAATTTCAAGACGTTTGCTGTGTCCAAAACTTAAACACTGCAGCGCACCTGCACGATACATACCTTTGTCAAATGCTCTTGCACTATCCCAGATGTTGCTTGGTGATAGTCTGTATTCATACTGCCAGTCATTGTGTGCGTCATAGTAGTAAGGAATACCAAGTTTGTGAAAGGTCATTGGTATGCTGAGATAGGTGCGACTTGGAATAACACAAGGGCCAGGATTCTTATAACGCAAACATAGTTCAATAGCGTGTGTGCAACTGTCAGTTAGCACAACATATGGTGCTCCGGTATATTCACTAAGCATTGTTTCAAACTTAGTAAGTGTATCATAATCAAGTATCATCTGTGACCTGTAAGTTGTAGGGTGAATCTTTTGTCTAATCCAATGTTTGCTGCTAAGTGCGGTGTGTCGCTTTCCCAAAAGACATAATCTCCTGCACGCCAATTGGTAACAGGAACACCGTCTACTTCGCTGATATGCCCGCTTGCCCAATCTTCCAAGTATACAACAACACGAACACAATCCTTTAGTCGCACACCAAATATTTCTCTGTATTTTTTATATGTGTCTTTGTGCGTGGGAAGGATAACACCTGTGCCCATGCGATAGTAACTTGTACCAACATCTTTAACACTGTAGGTATCTTCAAACCATTTAATAATACTATCATTCCATGCAGGCTGTGGTTTACGCATATCGCACAAAAAGCCAGTGTAATGACTTTGAGGATGCACATAGCCTTGGCGCTTCCATTTCATCATGTCACTAGGGTTATTAAAACTTTCAAGAGCGTAGTTTAGTTGTGTATAACTCACTTTACTCCAAAAAGGTTCAATGTGACCTTTATGCCAGCGGTCGTGTGTTTCCGTAATGGATGACTTTATATCTGTCATCTTTGTATTGCCTCCATGGATCAACTACAATACTACCTTCACTTAAAAAGCAGTATAGGTCTTGAGTCTGTTCACTCATATATTTGTATGTAACGTTTGCGTTGTGTGCAAGTAGTGCCACTGCAGTAAATGGCCCTCGCTGTGGATGTGTGTAAGGATCTACTAGTATAGGATGATACCCCATCTCCTCACAGTAATGTGCAACAAGCAAACTATAACTGCCGTCTTTGTAAGGCACATCCGGCTTGTATGCTACACCGTGAA